GCTTCAAGACCATCTTTAATACCCTGGACAACATCTTTGTGGTGAGCCATGACTACAACCTGGTGGTCCAGATCTACTAGGTGCTCTATAACGTCGTCTACTTTGGCCAAGGCCATTTCGTGTCTTACACCAGACATTTTTTCAAACGTGACTTCTTCAAAACTGGTTTCTTCAACCGCGTCGGCTAAAGCGTCAAACTCTTTGGTTAGCTCTTTGGCGTAACCTTTGCTTGGCAGCACAATAACCTGGCGTCTTTTAGCCGGTAGCTCTTTAAGCACTTCGTCTTTTTTTCTTCTTATCATAAATGACTGGCGCAACCTTCTTTGCAGCTCGTCCAGGTTAGAAGATCCACTGTAGTCCCAGCCAAACTTGCCTTTGTATGCTCCAGCATATTTTCGTGCAAAATTAAAAAAGTTGCCAAAACTATCATAATCAAGGTAACCAGCTATTGGCTGTAGCTCTATGGGCCTGTTGGTTATAGGTGTTCCTGTAAGTAACACTTTGCGCCTTGCTTTAATGCTCACGGCTACAACCGTGCGTTTAGCTTTTGGGTTTTTGATCTTATGCACTTCGTCCATGATAACCATGTCCCAGGTTCTAGACTGTAATGGTTTGGCGTACTTAGTAAGAACATCATAGTTAATAATAACCACGTCGGGATTAGACGGTATCTGCTCACGCCCACCATTAATTACATCAATTGTGCGCTTAGATACTAACCACTTTTCCATCTCACTTTCCCAATTAAGTTTTAACGACGCCGGACAAACGACCAGGACCGTCTTTGGATAAGTTAGATTTATTGTGCCGATTGCCTGGATGGTTTTACCCAGGCCCATTTCGTCACCAATCAAAGTGTTTTTGCGGCCAGCAGCGTAAGCAATACCGGCTCTTTGATAAGGTAAATACTCAAGGCCCGCGGGTACGGGTATTTGCATATCTGAGTTTGTGGCCACTGAATCTTCGATCGCAGCATTGTCATCTACCATGTGGGTTACTAGCCAGGCATCATTAATCTTGCTGACTGTGTAACCAGCTTTTTTAATTGTCGTTTTTTTGACTTTCCATAACGCCCAAAATTCAGGCGTAGGCCTGGCGGTTTTAAGCAGCCGGCCGTCCGACTGCTTTTCACCTTTTGACCAATCTAGGTACAATTCCACTCGCGTCTCCTTATCTGCTCAACATATCGTACATTTCTTGAGTCTCAAACCTGTCGTGGACCTTCATAAGTTCTGGAACCGCGTAACCTTTGATACCTTTTGCTTTGGCAAGCTTCTCTCTAACCATGCTAGGAATCTCAGCGTAGACACCGTTGGCCATTGGACCAATCATGCCTTCTGGCTGGTCAACAGGTTCCAGGTGGTAACCAAACGCATCTCTCCACACAAACCTGTAAAGCGGAGCCTCTGGCGCTACTTCTTGTGTGAAGTAACCGTCAGGAATCTCAACCCCTAAAGTGATTTCTTTTTTACCCTCAAGCAAACCCTTGCTGCCAAACTTGCTAGTTGTTAAATATGCTCTGTTAAACGCCATTTTTTTTCTCCTTGTTAATTATCATTACTTACTAATTATAGGTTATCGTGTCGTTATGTGCAAGTTTTTATACAAATATATGTAAAATAATTTAGGCAAAAAAAAGGGACCCGAAGGTCCCTTTCTATAACAGTCAACGCTGCTACTCGTTATGCACCTTGTGAACCGTAGATTCCTCTCCAGTCACTAAAGCCGAAGCTGTAACGCTCACGAGCTTTGTAACGAATGTTACCAGTCGTGAAGTCAGGCTCCATAGATGTCTCCATCGGGCTTCTTTGGAACATCTTGAGGCCTTCGCCCTGGGATGTAACAGAAGTCAGAAGGAAGAAAGCATCTGGATCAGTTAGATAATGATTAACTGTGTAACCGCCAGAAAGAACACCAGTGCTCTTAATTGCGTTCAGGTCATTATCAGCAGATCCTGGTCTTCCTTGTGAATTTAAAATTCTGTCAGCAACAAACACTAGCTGTGGTGGAACCACAAGTTTGTCAGCCTGGACAGAAATCGTCAATCCACGGTCATCTGTAAAAGTAGCAATATCAATCAAAGCATCTTCTAATGAAGTCTCATTTAAGTCAGCCATTGATGTAGCTCTGTTAGCAGCTGTGCCACCGCCCGCTAGGACGTGCGCAGTGTTAATAAGAGATACGCCATCGCCACCTACATGAGATGAAGAGAATGCGTTGTTGAGTACGTCAGCGCCTTTGACTTCTTTGGTGTTAGCCATCGATTTCGCTAGTGCTTTTGTATATCTTTTACCTAAAGAATCGTAAAGGTTGTCCTCTACAGCTTCTTCCGTTAAAGCAAATGCAAGCGCGATTGTATCGTGCGTATATCTGCTAGTGTAACTTTCAGTAGCCTGGTCGAAATCAACCGAGCCGCCTTCAGTTTTTGTTGGAGCGCCGCCAAAGCCTGTGATTAAAACTTCTTCCTCGAAAGCTCTTTGAGAGTCTTCTTGGGCAAAGATTTCAGCGTATTCGTTTGTGTATTCATCATACGACATACCGAATAAACTGTTCAGACCTGGTTCTAGCTCCTTCGCTAATTGTGCTCTTGAAATAGCCATTTATTAACTCCTTATGCTAGACCCGCAGCTTTCACACCAAATACATGATTCTGAATAACAGCATACACATTTGTATTGGAAGAGCCTACGTCTTGGTTATTGGGATCCTGAGAAATATCAATTACTTTCAGGGGTAAAGTTGCGGTTGTTGCACCTGTAGATACATCAACCTCATCTCCAGAAATACCAGTTTTGGTAGAACCAGAGTTTGTTTTGATAACATCGAAGTTACCGAGTAAATCCGCAACAGGGAAAGCTTCATCTGCTTGCACTTCATAAACGACCATAGGGTCATCAATGATGTTTGCAATGATGTCAGAAGCATTCGTAGATGCTGGATAGTAGTTACTAAATACCTGTTCGCCAGATGTTGGGTCAGTATATGAACAGCCGTTAAAAACTCCAATCAATGGTACAGTTCCGCCAACAGCGTGTATTTCTACACCTCCGCCAGTTACTTGCATTACCAAGTCGCCTTGGAAAATACTCGTGCCATAGTTTGCAGCAATTCTATAACGTGACTGTCCGCCATTATACGGAGCACCACCAATCATTTTCACAGGCTTTAGTCCAAAAGAAGCGTCTTTATTCGCCATCTTATATTCTCCTATTTATGATTAAGTACATTTCTGTACTGGTTATTTTTTGCCGAAAGATACTCTTGAATCCCTTTGGGGATCATACTTAACGTATTTACCATCTCTCCTAGATTCACTAAACATTGAATTGTCCAGTGCATCTACAGCGTCTTTACTTTTACCTTGGTAATAGTCTCTTCGCTCTTCAACGGTTTCGTTAGGTATTTTGGCAAGAAGTAATCCTTCATTGTAAACAATACCAGCGTGTCGGCTTTGATCGTCCGCTGTTGGTAGTTCCCAATCACTAGGAAGGTCTGTACCTCTTACGAGTTCCCAACCTTCTCTTAAACGTCTACTGACATTTGCGCGATCTTCTTGTCCCAACATTGACTCCCTAATCCAACGGTATGTATACCCTGGAGGAGCCGGCGGCGTTTCTAACCTTCTTACTGGTCGCCATGGTTTTCTACGAGATTCTTTATCGTGAGCCTCGGATTCACGAGAGTTCCTGTTAGCAGTAACTTTTTTTTCTTCTGTCATTATATTGCCTCCCTAGATGCAATTCGTTGCTTTTCAGCTGCCACACGCTTTAACCATGCCTCTTCAGACATATTATGCGGTTTTAGCCCTCTAAGACGCTCTACTTCTGACTTAGAAAATGTTACGCCATTTTTCTTACCTTGTGTTTTTTGACGACCACTGCCTACAGTAGCTGAAGCAACTCTTTGCACAGAGGGTTTAGCTTCGACTTGCGCGTCTTTACTTGCACTTGCGTTCTGCAAATGCGGGTAAACTTTATAAACTCGATTGTTTAATTCTTCATAATAATCGTCACTGTCTGGCTCATGGCCTTCATTGATTAGATTATAGTGTTGGAAATATGCGTACTGAGTAGCTTCCAGGTTACCCTGGTCCTCTGCATCTCCATACCACTTGTTGTTTTCATACCAGGATAAAGCCTCATTTGTAGGCTCAACAACAGGTTGTGCTTGTTGTTGTACTGGCTGTGCTTGTATTTGTTGTTGATATTGAGCTTGTGCTTGTTCTTGTCTGTTTTTTGAAAGTCTATGCTTTTCTTTTTGGATGCTCAGATCACTTTTTAGTGTATCTGCTTTGCTCATTAAATCAGCATCGCCAGACTGTACGGCCTTTTTGTAAAGATCGTCAGCTTGTTGCTCTTTGGCAAGCAAGGCTTCTTCTTCTTTTTGTAGAACCGAACCAGCTTGTATTTGCGAATGGTTTCTTAGTGCCTGGATCTCAGCTTCGCGCTGGTGAGCTATTTGCTCAGCCATTGCAGCTCTCTCTTCAGCGGCCCGCGTTTTAGCGTTTAGCTTGTTGATTCTTTTAGAAACCGATTTTGTATAAGTTTCTAGCTCTTCATCTGGGCTAGACTTAGCTTCTACTACAGCATCTTCTTCGACGCTTATTTCGATTTCTTGTTCTTCGGCTTGGTTTGCATTTTCTATCATAATTACACGCTCAGTATATCATCAGGATTCAAGATTGTGGCGATAACCTCGTCATCATTAATAATTCGGACCTCTGCGCCATCGTCCAATTTAAATCTAGCACCAGAATATCGGCCTATGAGAACCCACTGTTTCTCTTCGCACCACTTTTCTTCGCCATATTTATCTTTGTCTCCGTAACATAAAGGACCTTGTTTGACGACATAAGCAACCACTGTTGCCAGGGCTTCTTTGTCTATGGTTTTTTGTGTAAGTAAAATACCACCGTCCGAAGTCTTTTTACCACCGTAAGGTAGCACAAGCATTCTCCAACCTGTCGGTTGCGGCATACGATCTAAAGCAGACTGTTCTAGAATTGTGGGGTCCAAAACCCTTTCGTCCTGATCCACATAAGCGTCTAAAACTGTTTCCGATTTTGCCATACTATTTTTCCTTGTTAAGTTCCTTTAGTTCACCTTCGATATAGTATAACGCATTTAGCTCGCCTTGCAAAAATTTATAATGTTCTATACTTTCTAGTGCTCCGGACATAAGTGTCTCAGAGATCTGTTTTTCTCGTTCTCTGATTAACTTCTTAACAACGTCGAAATAAGTAAGGTCTTCCATACTAATTAATTTCTTACTTTAAACTTTAAGCCTTTGGTCGCCGCGCCCTTGCCCTTCATATCAACAATAGCTGTAACGCCCTTGTTTTTACCGATAGCATTAGGGTTGGGTTTGTCAAAAGACTTATTGTTTGGCACTTTTTTAATAGCCATAAATACTCCTATTTTTTATTGGTTGAACCTTTAGGTCTGCCTCGTGACTTTCCTTTAGCTTTTGCCGTAGGTTTTTTCACGGCTGCTTTTTTCTTTGGTGCTGGTTTTGGTTTTACTACCGGCTTCTCAACAACCGGCTCTTCAACCACTGGCTCTTCAATAACCTCTTCGACTACCGGCTCTTCAACCGGAGCTTCTTCGACTACTGTACTTTCACCAGCTGCAATTTTAGCCATTTTCTTGGCTATCCTTTCCATGTTCGCTTTGTGAGATTTTGCTTCTTCAGCCTCTTTGGCTTCTCTTGCTTCTACTTCTGCTTGACGGTCCAGTTTTTTTTGCTCTCTTAATGCGGCAATTTCATCCACCCTATCGCTATTCATAATATCGCTCCTGGACCTAGCTTCTCATTTTTTGTTCCAATTCAAGCAGCTTTAGGTCCGCTTGCTGCTTCAATCGTTGAATTGACACATCCAGTTTATCATCTGCAACATCTTTTTGTACATTTATGCGTTGACGCTGGATTTCGTTCTCTAATAATTTTTCTTGTCCTCTTTGACCTTGCTTCATTTCAAACTGTGTTTGCTCTTGGTCCATCTGCTTATCTTTAAGATCTAATTCTTGTTGTCTGATTGCAACCAGAGGATCGTCCGAACCACCTTGGCCAATAGATTGTAAAAACTCTTGAGTGATCTGCGCTAATATCGGTGAGGCAAACTGGTCTTGTATCATCTGCACTTCTGACGCAGCAGCCTGTGCCTGGTCAGGTGGTAGCTGTTGCATTTGTTCTTGCACAGCCTGTATACGCTCTTGTACTTCTGGCGGTATCTGTTCTTTAGAAATCTGCGCGGCCATAAACTGTAGATGCTGCATACAATGACTAATAATAATAGTTTGTAATTGTGGGTTTTCTTTAACCACTTGAGTCAAAAACAAACTTCTATGCGCCTCAATATGCGATTGATGGTTTTGTGATTCAAACGCTTGTTGTGGCTGGCCCATCATCAAACCACTATTTTCTAATCCAGAATCAATAGGTTTCGGTGTTGTATCAGCTGGTGGTTGCAATAAGCTTTCTACATTGTCAACACCCAGGGCTGCATACATTCTTTTGTAAGCTTCAAACATACCAAGCGGGCCATGTATTTCCGGATTACTTTGAACCATTTGTAATAGCTCTTGCGCCAGAGTAATTCTTTGGCTTTGGCTAAATATGTTTGGATCCGATACTGGTACGACGTCTATACGATCGTCGAAGTCAGTTTGTTTGACTGCACCAGGCCCAGTGCCTGTGTCATATCCGTAATCAGGGGGTAGATATTCGGAAAAGACTTTTGATAGTAATTGAAACTCAAGCCTTTGGGCATAGTGCAACCTTTTGTGGATTGCGCTCATAACCTTAGTGCCACGCTCTAATAGAGCTACAGTCGTACCGACTGGCATGGCTGCATTGGCATCGCCTATGTTTGTATCGGCAATAGCTGCAAAACGCTTTCCAGAATCTACTAGAATACCAAGCAAACTCATAAGTACGTTGCTTGGTTCTTTAATTGGTAACGGTATAAGGTTCTCTCTTAAAGATCCTCCCGTTGTGTCTATGTCCCTAAACTCACCTGGTTGTAATGGTTCGTCTTCATCTCTAATTCGCATACCCCTAGCTTTGAAACCAGCTGGTAAATTGGCCAGCGTACCGGCATCTATTAATTGTCTTAAAATTGATGTACTTGCTTTGGATATACCACCAATCATGTGCGATAGGCCTAATCCATAAAAGCCAAGTCCAGGCAAAAACTTATACTGAACAAAAAAGTTAATCTTGTTCTTGTATAAATCGCCTTCGTTGTAATTACGTCTAATAGATAATACTTGCTCTGATTGTTCATCAATCGTCACAATATATGGCAGTTTTAATCCTGTAGGCTCGCCGTCCTCGCCTATGTCTTCAAACCCTTCCAGGTCTAAAATAGTGTGTACTTCAAAAACCGTATGGTCCCGATCTTCGGCATAACTACCTTTTATGCCTTGTAGTTTGTCAATTTCAGCTTCTACATCTGACTCAGTAGAGTCGTATGAATGCTTGCTTACATCTACATCTGCGTAAAATCCAGAGAGCTGTTGCTTCTTGATTTCGTTTTCTGACATATTGATGGCGTGAGTTACACGCTCAGCACTAGATAAATCAGATGCTTCGTAAGGTACGATTAGATCTTCTGGAGCAATAAACTTAGAAACCGCCCTGTTCAACACATTGTCGTAATAGACCTTTTTAAACGCACTACCCGCTAATGGTAAGTAAAAGAGCAACATATCAAGCTCTGGGTCGTAGTCCTTCATTACATTCATAATGTAGAAGTTCATAAACTCCTGGACACGATCTGCTTGTGTTTCTGTCTCTACTGTTCTTGCGCCTATAACCTGGGTTTTGACAGGTCCTTTTGCTGGCAGCATTTCTTTGTAGGCTTGTGCCTGGAATTGGGTAACAGCTTCTGCCAGGATAGGATGTATGACTCCACTAGATCCCTCAAAGGGCTGTGATCTACCTTCGTCAAACTTCATGCCTAAATATTTTAGGCCATCGGTATACGTTTTTTCCCAGTCTGACCTGGATTGTTTGTCCTGGTTAATTGAATCTAGAATATCACCAGCTAACTTGTTTAGAACGCTGTCTTCTATAAGCTCAGCTAAGTTTGCACCAAAATCTTCTACCGGCATTTCTTCTTCTAATTGTTCGTCTCCAATTAGAATGCCTTCTTCAGCTACAAGAATTTCGGCAGCATCTCTTATCTGATCTGCTCTAGACGCCTCTGGAAAAACCTCAACAGATGAACCAGTTACTTTGACATCTGGGGTTTCGCTTTGAATTTGTTCTCTTTTTTCTATAGCCATAATTCAGTGTAACACTTTTGTTAGTTGTTAATAATACACCACGCGCTTCTTATTTAAAAAACTCGCCTCTTCCGGATAGTCTTCATTAAGGGATAAAAAGCCACCTTGCCTAAATCTCATTAATGCCATTGTAGCACTATCGCAATAATCGTCGTGGTCACCATACGGGAAGCTGGCCATTTCTTCGATTACTTCATCGCTAAATGTTTCATCGGGTGCCCAAACCATGCCGCTTTCAAATATTGGAGCGACCGAGTTCATCCTGGCCACTTTGTCTTGTCCTCTGCTTGGAGTATACGCTGTTACTGGTATACCCATTCTTCTTAATTCCTGGGTCAAAGGCGTACCGCTTGCTTTTGCTTCTATTAATACGCAATCAGGCTCCCAGTATTTATACTCGTCATAAGCTAATTTTTTTAGTTCAGGAAAGTCTACGCGCACCCTTTTTGCATCTAATAGCATTATTTGGTCTGCATCTTCGTCACCAGCTATGCCAGGCTTAAATATTGCCCAGGTTGTTATTGCCGAGTAGTCAGCAGTCTCTTTTTTACTAAAAGCAGTATCATAAGACTGTATAACGTAGCTGTAAGGTGGTACATCGCCATCTTCCCATCGGTTCCACCACTCTCTTTTGACTATAGATCCAGCTTCAGCTGTTGGGTTTTGCAGCCACTGACTGTTCCATTTGGCTATAGGTAAAGATGCTTTGACAGATAGCAGCTCTTCTTTTTTCCAAAACTCTGGCCACAAGGGTGTTTCTGTCTCTGGCATAATTGCTGGAAACTCTACAATCTCCCATTGATCCGCATGATCTGCACTTTGGTTCTTTAATACTTTACCAACCAGGTCTTTTGTGGACCATCGCGTCATAACTATTATAATGATTCCGCCAGGCTGTAAACGCTGTCTTGGTCCAGATGTATACCACTCATAAGCCGATTCCATCGCTGTCGGTGACAAAGCATCTTGCTCAGAATGAGGGTCATCAATAATAAGTAGATCCGCACCACGACCTGTAATCGCACCACCTACACCAGCATAGAATGATTCACCCTCTTGGTTTGTGGTCCATCGACCAGCTGACTTGTTATCTGCCTGGAGCTTTAGATCCGGAAAAACCCTTTGATAATCTTCGCTGTCAATTATGTTTCTGACTTTACGGCCGAACCTAACAGCAAGCTCCGCGGTGTGTGTTGTTTGTATTATTTTTAAGTCGCCACGCAATCCCATCATCCAGCTTGGAAAGTAGGTACTGGCAAACTCAGACTTTGAGTGCCTGGGTGGAAGACATACTATCAGACGTTTTAATTTGCCCTGGGCAATCTTGTTAAACTTCTCGCCTATTATCTTGTGGTGTCGCCCTTCTATAAACTCTGGCCATAGATGTTTTACATAGCTGATAAAGTCGCCCTGGCACTTATCTTGTAATTCTATCTGGTCATATCTATTTAGAAGCGCAACAGCTTCTGTTTTGTCTTGTTGTGACAGAACATCAAAATCTTTCAGTGAGATTTCAGGCATATCTTAGGATTAAACCTCGTGCCAAGGTTCGTTTTTCCACAGCAATCCTTCGGCTTCACGTCGGCGTATTAAGCCCTGGAGCGTCTGGCCTCCGGCTTTGTTCCACCTTTTCATTTCGCTGGGTACTTTTTCATGCTGGCCTTCGTTTAAAACGCGAAGCATGGTTGAGCTGCGAAGATTAGAACCACCCAAGTTAAACGTCCAGGCTACTAAAGCATCAAATTGATTTTGCTCAAGCGGTACTTTTACCGATTTATTGACTTCTTCTTCAAATACAGCCACATCTTCTAGCAACAAAGCATCTGCTCGTTGTTGTGAGATTTCCATATCCATGCTGACGCCATCTGTGGAACCGTATCCGATCGTAGGCACGCCCGCGGCACACTTATATGCCTTTAGTTCGCACCCTTCAAATTTTTTTATTAACGCAAGGCCCTCTTGCGATATTACTCTAAAATCATCCATATTATTCTCCCCAAATTTTAATTTTTTTCCCGCCGTCATACTCAACGGCGTGCCCCTCATTGATAAGTATTTGGCAAATATCTTTGCCATCTTCTGTATAAGGGATACCCAAAATTCTACCATATTTACCTTTTCCCAGAGATTGCACTTTGAAGCTACCCTTGCATAACTCTGCTAATCTAACTTTTGCGGCTTTACCCATAATCTTTTCTTTAGCTCTCTCTGGGTATCGCTTGGTGTTAATTCTAGATTCGGGCGTGTCAATTCCCGACAGACGAACACGCTGTTTGTGTAATTTTACATCAAAACCTAGATCCAAAACGCAATCGAAAGTATCTCCATCTATAATTCTGTCCAGGGTAGCGTTATAAACAAAAGCATTTGGTGCATTACTCATTATCATTCTCCGTTTCTACAGCAGCTTCTTTATCTTGCTCCCTATAGTATTCTATTATTGCTAAAACATTTGTTATGTACCTTTTCAGCTCAGCCATGTTCATGCTAAGCGACTCATATCCCTGGGTGCTAAGAGCATAGTAAGCCTCTGGTGGTGCCTTCCCTTCTTCTACTAATGCTAGATACTCAGCCATTAGCTCTGGTGTAAGAACCCTCCATGTCAGATCTTGCATATTTACCTCAAGCGGCATCGGAGGGTGGTACATTGGTGCGGGCAAAGTAATTGTTTTCACTTCGACCGGTGGTGTACTAGGCAGCAGAGAGCAGCTGCACATGAAAAAAGTAAGGCTAATTAGTAGTAGGTTTTTCATCAAACATATTTGGGTTTGTTAAGGCCACAAAGTCTTGTCCGACTTGCTTAGTACCTTTGTTGATTATTTTTTCGATTAAGCCAGGTTTGGCTAGTGCCAGGTTTCCCAGGCTGTGTCTTTGGAAGGTATTTCTGAGCTGGTTTACTTCACGCATCGATTCTTGATTTTGTGCGGCCAGAGCATTGATCTGCTCAGTTGTTTCTTTTTGTTTAGCCAAGTAGTTATCAATGGATGCGTTTTGTTCTTCAATCTTGCCCTCTAAAATAATAGAGTTAGCCTTTAATGTGGCTATCTCGTTTGCTTGATACTTAATGTAAAAAGCAGATCCACCAGAGACTACAATTAAGAGGCCGGTGGCAATGATTGCAAGTTTGAATCCCATGTATACACCCTCAGTTTACTTTCCTTACCCTTTACTTTAATCGGTTCTAGTTCTTTTAGCAAATATTTGCAAGCTTTTGCACATTCGTACCCAAT